CTTCCCAAGCTGAATGTAGAGGGTTCGATTCCCTTCACCCGCTCCAAGCTTTTTCTAACGTTTTCTTTGCTCTCCTTTGATAGGTGTGTATAACGCTTTAGTGTCATTGTGGGGTTAGTATGTCCTAAGAATGTAGCCACTGTATATACGTCGCATCTCGCAATTGTTATTAGGTAGGTAGCATAGGTATGGCGTATATCGTGGCATCTTCTATGTGGCAGGTTCAGTCCCTTAAGTAGTGTATAGAACCGTTTTCTTAGGTTGTCGGGCGTAAACAGTTTGTTGGTGTGTTTGTTAATGAACAGGTTGTCATACGCCTTGTTTCTTATTTCTTGTATTCTATCTAACACGCTAAAGGGAACGGTAACAGTCCTGACAGATGAGCTTGTCTTTGTACCCTTAATCTTTATTGAACCTTGTTTGTAGTTGATGTCGCTATTTCTCATATGCAATACTTCACTTAAGCGCGCCCCAGTATAGAAGCTAAGCAATACGTAAAGCTCTGTTATTGCACCATATTTGTGAGCGTTGCTTATAATGAGGTTCATCTCATCAACACTAAAGGTTCGCATCGGGTCGCTTTCTGTAGTTGTTCGCGCCAGTATTCGTTTAGCTTTATCACATGGATTGGTTTTCATGTATTCAACGTCTACAGCTTGTTGAAGTATGCTCCTGAGCGTTTTCAGGTACTTTATTCTCGTTGTCTGCTTTAGTTTACTGTTTGTTAGCAAAGTGTCTACAGCCCACTCATTAATATCCTTTACGGTGATGTTTTCTAAATGTACTAGACCTAACTTATTCTTTTGTACATATCTCTTGAAAAATAGGCAGTAATTAACGAGTGTTCCCTCCTTTAGTATATTTGCGTTAGTAGGCACGTAAACGTTGTAAAAGTAGTCATTTAGTGTCATAAGATACCTCCTTCAACAAATAAAGTGGTGCTTCGGTTTTCTCGTGGTGTGCATTCTAACTCGACAAGCTATAGAAGTCAAGCGGAATGTATAACTAGTGTTAAAAAATGGTGAAAAATTTGTGAGGTCATATAGACATTAAACTCACGCGCTGTTACCCCGTTGGGTGGGTCAAAAAGAGGGCATCGGATGGACAAACGGGGCAAAACTTCGACATTTTCATGTGGAATGTAGAAGAATAATTCATTAGTAAAACATTAGATAAGCATTAAGGTTGACAATTATAAATATTATCTATCAACTATGTATTTGGTTAACGACTCACTTTTAATATGAGTACAATACTTTACCAGTGTAAAGCAAAAGCACTACACGCTCCTAAAGAAATGAATTGGCAAAGAAAAGTAAACCAAAGCAAAAACAAAAGGTAACAAAAGCGAAAAAGTAAATAAATACAAAAGTAAACAAAATAACAAGAAAAGTAAGACAAACTCAGATTGTAAACAATATCCAAACATATCAATATGATTTAATTGTTAACCAAAACACCAAACAAAAGGTGACAATGTACGCGCCTATACCTATATATATATAATAAAGATTTTTACATTATACCTGAAAAGACCAAAACGCCCAAAGATTAGAGGCGAAAAACCTTTTTTCATGATTATCATACCCGACGTCAAGAAAGCGCAAAAAAGGGGCGAAAAATCGCGATTTAAGGCTATCGACTGAAAAGATAAATTAAACAAACGCACTAAATAAATATAACAAAAACTTCTTGAAATGCTTACGAAACCTATGGGTGCGGGCTTTGTAGGCATTTTTATTTTAAGCACGCCATTTTCTAATCAATAAGTCCCTTGACTTAGGCGATGGGCGGAGCTATACTGTGATCAAGAAAGGCGGAAAGGAGGGCGAAAAGAAAGAAAGCCGAAACGGACAAGCAGGTTAACAATTAAGGAGGCTGTAAAAATGAAAAAAATTGAAAAAGTTGAAAGTAAGCTGTTAAAAATCGCCATGAAAAACTCTGCGGGGATGCGGGGTCGCGGGACTTTTGAGCGTTTTGGGTATGATAGCGGCGATTTCATAGAGGTCAGTGTGTGGGGACTGGAAGACATGCTGAGAGAGGCATATGAAGAGGGCTTCGCGGACGGAAAGAGAAAGGAAAAAAGAAAGCGCGAAAAAGGGGCGCAGTGCTGAGAGTGCGTTTTTGTGCCAAAGCTTAAGGCCTTTGACTTAAGAAGGCCTCATGCGAGTAGCCTATGAAAAACAAGTTTTTGCGTAGGGTTAACAATTAAGGAGGCTGTAAAAAGTGAGAGCAAGAAAAATCACTCAAAAAGAAGTTAAACGACTTTACAAAAATGTTATTGTTTTGAAGTACTGTGGCACACAAAAGCTCTTAAAACATAGAAATCGCAGCTTTTGGACGGAGGGATACCTAGGATGGAATGTGGATGTTTACGAAGTTAACAATTCAACCTGCATTGTGACGGGCTATCGACCTTTTGGCAACATCACGCCCGACTATGACATGGTGGCGCGATATGAAAGCCTAGCGGAGCGCGCGGACGGGGTTGGGGCTGGCAAAGAAGCATTTGATAAAATTTTAAAAGATTTTGTTGAGGAAGCCCTAGCAGACAGGAAAACAAAACAAAAAGGAGGCATTAAAATGATTAAGGAAATATTAGTTAATAATAAAAACAAAGATAGAATAAACAGCTTGCTGGCGGAAGTCCAGGGGCGCGCGACAACGCGGTTACTAGACTACGAAAAGATTAAAAAATTCTGTGATAGTTATGACACCGAGTGGACAAAGATAGGCATGCCGAAAGCGGGGCGGGATGGGCTAGCGATTAAATGGTCGCCATACTCAAGCGACTTCCCGCGCGCGTACAAGCACACGCCCTACGGAACGGTTGTTCGGATGGTCTACAAGCGCGGGACATGGCGCATCACCGAGATTGAGCGGGACGGCTGTGACCTTGGCGCAAGAAACGCCCTGACGATTGAGTCTAGCCCGCAGGACTTTATCGAAAGAATTTATAAGTTAACAATCAATAGGGTGCAGGACGATAGCTGTTGTAATCTGCATGGCTAACAATTGAGCTGGGATGGGGTGTATGGGCGAAAGCTTTAAAAGTGAGTAGCCTATATAAACCTAAACTCTGGCTTATGGTTGACAATAGGGGATCAAGCGCAAAAAGGAGGGTAGAAAAATGCGGTTAAATCAAGCGTTAGACCGTTTAATAGGCTTAGGCTTCATAGCGTTAGGTTTTGCCTTTATTTATCGTTTTTTAACATAGGTTGTCTCATAGTACGCCAGAAAATCCGTGATGATTGAGTGAAAAACGGCAGTAGGCACATCAAAGTGCTCTGCGCAGCAGGCTAGAAAGCGGTCATAAATATAGTCCTCAATCTGAAAATTAATTTTGTTCAGGTTGCGCTCATTAAGGGACGCCTTCTTCATGCTAGTCACGGATACCTCCTAGGAAAAACTCATGTTTACGAGGCTCAGATTTTAATCTGATGTATTCGTCGATGCCCTGCAGCATCACCTGCGTGATAGATATGCCTAGGTCGTTGCAGGCGTTAACAAGACGGAGCTTCTGGTCGCGTGAGGCGGGGCGGAAGGTGCGCATTACTAGCACTAGCATCATCTCCTTTTAATATTTATTGAACCGAGCACTTCAAGCCTGCTCCCTTTTCATTTTAACACGGGTCGGAAAAGAAAGCGAGGGAAACAAATGTTTTTAATCATTCTGTCAGACGGCACTGTCATGACCTCTAGTGAAGCAGAGCGCATTCTACCGAAGGAGGCGTTCGAGTTTTATCAAGCTAAAAGCATGGGCAGTATTAAGCCCTTTGACGCAAAGAGCGAGCCTAAAAAAGTCGGCAAGTAAAGAAAAAAGGAGGCAGTACTATGAAAAGGTTTACAATCGAAGACCAAGTTAAGCTGGAGCAAGAGTGGAAACACTATGCGGAGAACCGTTTAAGAAAAATCATCAACGACGCAAAGCTTGACGGAAACGCCAGCACAACAAAGATAGGACGCACCGTTCTCGACAGCCTGACTTCTGAGCTGTACGGCGCGATGGAGTCCTTCATCAAGGAAGAAACGCGGAAAAAGAAAGGAGTCCAGCCTTTGTACAAGCCGCTTCTCTTAGCATGTCAAGGTGTGTATGAAAGTGAGTCCGAGCAAGTGTCTGCCGACCTAGTCATGGTCATGCTAACAACAACCATATTGAATGTTCTCGATAGAAGCCTAAAAGGAGACTCATATAGTAGCACAGCATACTCAATCGGTCGTGAAATTTTAAGCGAAGTTAACCTGCAAAAATACATCAAGGAACACTCAAGCGAGGTCGCGCGTACTCAGCTGGCGCGCATGGACAAACGAAACCACCTCCACTATCGGGCGTATTACTTGCAAAACCTCTACAAAGACGAAAAATGGCAGTATCTAGACTTCTCGAAAAAAGAGATCATCGCATTAGGTGCTCAGCTCATCGAAATGACGTGCGCAACGACGGGGCTGTTTGAGGTTGAAGGCTTTAAGGACTTCACTAAGATTAAGCCTACAGAGGCGTTCTTAAAGGCATGGAAAGCAAGCGAGGATGACATGTTGCGACGCGTAACCCGATATATACCGACCATCGTGCCACCGAAGGACTGGACTTCAACACACAGTGGAGGCTATTACAGCGGGAGTATGCGAGCGTTGTTTATGCGCCTTTTTCAGAACAGGGTCACGAAACAGTACAACAAACGACTAAACGAGGTTGACATTAGTCCTATTTATGATGCGGTGAACCTCATTCAAAAAACCCCATATCATATCAACACGAAGGTGCTGGAGGTCATTCAAACGCTGGCAGAGCGAGGCATATCGTTTGGCGACTTCCCTAGCACTGAGCCGTTGCCCGAAGTACCTAATACTTTAACACCAGAAAGCACTGAAGATGAGATTAACACCTACAAGGCAAAAGTAATCGAGCGCATCTACGCGGAGTCTCGCCGACAGTCAAAGGCTTTAAGACTTTTAATGATTGTTGGAATGGCAAAAGATTTTTCAAAATACCCACGCATCTACATACCCCACAATATCGACTTCCGCGGACGCATATATCCGCTCCCAATGCTTAATCCACAAGGCGATGACATGACGAAAGCCTTGCTCGCCTACACCGACCCAGTACCCTGCGAAAGCGAAGACGACCTGCAAATATTAAAAAGCATCGGCGCAAATTTCTTCGGCGAGGACAAAATTAGTTTTGACAGTCAGCAAGCATTCATTAACGATATGGAAGACGAAATCATACGCATAGCGACCGACCCTTTAGCGACCCTAAGCGAGTGGGCAAAAGCGGACGAACCATTCCAATACCTAGGCTGGTGTATCGAATACAAGCGCGCGCTGGAGTACATGCACTCCAACGGAGGCTCAATTGTAGGCTTTAGGTGTGAAGTTGTGATTGCGTTTGACGGTACTTGCAGTGGAATCCAGCATTACTCTGCAATGTTAAGGGACGAAGACGGCGGACGAGCGGTTAACCTCATAGATGCAGACGTTCCTCAGGATATATATGGCATCGTCGCTAACGAGGTGCGCTTAAACATTGAAAAAGACGCTAAAAACGGAACGCTGGACGAGGAGGGCACGGCAGGCGGGGATAGCAGGAAGACATTGAAATTGGGTACAAAATCATTAGCTCAGATGTGGCTGGCGCACGGTATCGACAGGAAAGTTACGAAACGAAACGTGATGACACTCAGCTATGGCTCGGGACAATATGGATTCAGTGAACAGCTCTACGAGGACATAGTGAAAGACAGTCCGTGCTTTGGTGCGTACAAAAAACAGGCAGCAAATTACATGGCGAAGCACGTGTGGGAAGCCGTCAATAAAACTTTGCGCGCCGCTCCTGAGGCTATGAAATGGTTAAAAAAGGTAGCGTCAGCCTACGTTAAAGCGGGTCAGCCCGTGCAGTGGACAACTCCGCTGGGGCTTCCTGTAGTACAGCTTTATTTGGATTTCAAGGTTGAGCGGTTTGTATTAAGAGTGCGGGGCACAAATGTTCGGCGCAACTGCTTTTATTCAAACGAGGACGAGACAGCGTTTGCTGACCGTCAGCAGCTCCAGGGCATAGCACCTAACTTCATCCACTCGCTAGACGCGACTCATTTGGTGATGACCATTAATGCGGCTAAGCTTAAGCACGCCACAACGGTGCATGACTCATTTGGCACAAGTTTAGGTGAGGCACGCAAGCTTTGGAAAGAGCTGCGCGTTCAATTTCACAAGCTGTATTCAGAAAACGACCCGCTCGCTGCTCTCAAAGATGAGGTCGAATTTAAGACTGCTCAGACGTTAGAAAACGCGCCTAAAAAAGGAAGCTTAAATTTGGACGAGGTGCTGACGTCGAAGTACCTGTTTCATTAACAAAATAGGGCATCTTGAGCAAATCTTTAACACTTTAGTCTGGTAAATGGTGCTCGAGTTAGAGAGGGTATCATGACGGGTTATGCCTCCTTCCCGTTGCGGTGCCCTCTCAATCCTTTTGTTTGAGCAAGGCGAAAGGGATACTAAGTTACTACTTAAGAAGCATACTAAGTTACTACTTAAGAAGCATACTGAGTTACTGCTTAAGAAGCATACTGAGTTACTGCTTATAGGAGGCGTTAGTTGTTTTGTTTATTCGTTTATTATTTAGGAGGTATTGGGTATGGACGACAAAGAAACAGGAAAGCATTACAAGCGGCTGGTGTATGACCCTCTGTACATCATGAGTATGGACTTCACACCTGAGCAGTACATCGGGTTCTTGCGGGGTAACATTCTTAAGTATGTACTTCGCGATGGCTTGAAGGACGAACCGATACAAGAAGCGCGGAAGCTGCTTGATTATGCGTATCGTTTAGTGTCTTACTATGAAGACTTAGAGCGAAGCAAGAAGCAAAGACAAGAGCAGAAAGAGCAAGAAGAAAAGCAGGCTTACATCAACGGCTTGTTTGAGCTGGTGGATAAAGTGTACGGCGAAAAAGGAGAGGATGAGCATGAATAATCGTGTGATTGTGAGTGGTACGGCAAAGTGGGCAAAGGTGCGCCAGCCTGACGTTTATCAAGGTGTGGAAGTGGGTTACACAATGAACCTGTATCCTGACAATATCAAAGAGTATGAGAAGGCTGTAAAGAGCGCACTCGAAGAAGTAAAGACGGATGCTAGGTTTGCTCGTAAGCAGTTTAAGAATCCTCGAAACGGAGTACGCGAAGACGAGGACGGCGTTAAGTATATCTACTTGAAGGCGAAATCGAATTTTACTGACCCCGATACGGGTGAGGTAACTCGGCGATACTTAAACATCTACGACAAAACAGGTGCAATTATTCCGCAAGAAGTGTTGATTGGGAACGGCTCGGAAGTTGAGGTCGCTGTTGACCTTGTGCCCTATCACTTTGGTGCGAATACTTGTGGTATTACCCCGCGAATTGCTGCTATTAAAGTCAATAAGCTGGTTGAGTATAACGGCGGTAGTGGTACTGGTTACGGATTCACATTCGACGAGAGTGGGGATAGTGTGACGTTCACGGACTCTACTGAAGAAGCCGAAGAGTTGGATGAGGGTGTAGATTTTTAACTGATGGCAAGGGTTCGAGTAAAGCAAGTAAAGGGTTCGGGAGTACGAAGTAAAGGTGAGGCACGCTTCATGCAGGAGCTTGACCGTTTAGGGGTTGGGTATGTGTATGAAAAGGAGCGAGTGCCATACCACAAGCTTCATCATTACACTCCCGACTTTTTTCTTGCCAATGGTGTGATTGTTGAGTACAAAGGGTATTTCAAAAGTTCTGACCGTTCTAAGCATTTACTGGTCAAGCAGGAGCACCCTGAGCTGGACATTCGCTTTGTATTTGAGCGAGACTTGACTTTGAGTAAGAAGAGCTCTACTCGGTACTCTGACTGGTGCAAGAAACACGGCTTCAAATGCATTGTGTTGCCTCAGAGTACAGAAGCCCTGCGACGTTTTCTAGCATGATGAAAGCAATTCAACACAAAACACCCAACAAATTTAACTTCCGAGAACACAATGGGCTCCGTTATTTGCATTTTACGCTGGTTGATTATGGTGGTATGACATTCGAGGAAGTATATCAGGAATGCCTAAGACAGGGCGAGCTTGACGTTCCCTTCCATTACTTCATTGACAGCGACGGTTTAGTTCACGAGGGACGACTTGATAGTGTGGTTGCCAGCTCTTCTCTCGTACGCCATACCGTACATGTTTTTATAGACGCAGAGCGAAAAGAAAAGCTAACGGAGCAGCAGCGGTTGAGTATGGATGACATATGTAGCTACTATTCGACGCTAATTCTGATTTAACATTCAAAAGGGAGGCGATTTAGTATGCGGACGCATCAGCCTTGCGAGGCGTGTGGAAGCTCGGACGCGAAGACGTACTATGACAGCGGACAGTCGCATTGTTTTTCATGCGGGCTTCATACGTTCCCAGACGGCACGAGCTTAAGCTTCATCACGGACGGGACGTACACTAACCTGCGCAAGCGTCATATTAGCGCGGAAACATGCAGAAAGTACGACTATTTTGTAGGAAACGAGGACAACGTGTCCGTTCAGGTTGCTAACTACTACGACCCAGAAACGTTAGAGTTAATCGGGCAGAAGGTGAGAAGACCCGACAAGAGCTTTAGCACGAACGGGAAAATATCGAAGCATTTTTATGGTCAGCACCTGTTCAGGGGCGGTAAGAAGCTCGTGGTTACCGAGGGCGAGATTGACTGTTTGAGCGTAAGTCAGATTAACTCAAACGATTATCCTGTTGTGAGCTTACCCTGCGGAGCGCAAGCGGCCGAACGCGTTTTCAAGCATAACCTGACGTGGCTGGAGGGCTTCGAGGAAGTAATTTTAATGTTTGACATGGACGAGGCTGGCAAGCAGGCGGTGGCAAAGGTACAGCACCTGCTTCCTAACATCAAGGTTGCAACGTTACCAATGAAAGATGCAAACGAGTGTCTTGTGGCTGGACGCGCAAATGACGTTAAAAGGGCAATATGGGACGCTCGGCGGTATCAGCCAGAAGGCATCATCAACGGCTCTGAGCTATACGAAAGATTGCTGGAAGATGACACAAACACAAAGTCGTATCCATATCCGTGGGACTTGCGTTTGAACGACATGACGCTCGGCATGCGCAAAGGTGAGCTGGTTGTAGTGACGGCTGGCACGGGAGTTGGCAAAACAACGTTTGTGCGCCAGCTCATGTACAGCTTAGGCACGGAGCAAGGATGCAAGATAGGCACGATGATGCTCGAGGAAAACATCACACGCACCGCTAAGGGACTCTTGTCTTTGCATTCAAACAAGCGACTTCACTTAAAGGACAGACTAACAGATGCGGAGTATGAAAAAGCTTTTGATGAAACGTTGGGGACTGGAAACTATGTTTTTTATGAGCATTTTGGCTCATTAGATAAGGACAGCTTGTTATCGAATATGCGCTATCTGGCGGTGTCCGAGGGCTGTGACTTCATCTTTTTAGACCATATCTCAATAGCAGTGAGTGGTTTAGACGGCGGGGATGAGCGTAAGCTTATTGACTACTTGATGACTAAACTGCGGTCGCTTGTTGAAGAAACAGGTGTGGGTATGATTGTTGTTAGTCATCTGCGACGAACGGACGGTACTCAGACATCACATGAAGAAGGCGGTGTAACGTCATTAAGTCAGCTTCGCGGGAGTCATGCTATCAGCCAGCTGTCAGATATTGTGATTGGGCTTGAAAGAAACCAGCAAGAAGAAGAAGAGGAAAAACGAAACACCATCCGCATACGCGTACTGAAGAATAGGTACAGCGGTGATACAGGTATTGGTGGTTATCTGGTGTACAACAGGAGCACCGACCATCTGGAAAAGGCGAGCGCGGAGAAAGACGTAAAACCTAATGAGTTATTTGGTATTTAACAAGGAGGCTAGGCATGGAAGCTAAAGTTTTTTACGTAATATCACGTGTATTTGATGAAACAGAAACGAAAATTGCGCATATTTTTGAGTATGAGCACGAAGCCGCATATAAGTACTCTGGACTTCCTAAGAGTGACTATTTACTTGAGCGGTGTGTATTTAATTATCGAGGGGATATCATCAGTATAGACGTTGCTGATGAACTTGAAGACGACGAAGAAAACGATTTCTATGTTCCGTTCTGGCGCAATGTGGAGGTAAACGGTGATTAACAAAACATTGCCAGTATACGACTACGGTTTGACCCTAAACGAGCTACCAACGGAGATTGCCTTGTTCTTCGAGATTGGCAACTGTGAGGCTAAGTGCAAAGGGTGTCATTCTCCTTTTCTTTGGGCGGACAGCGGCGCGCCTGTTATGGACTTAGGCACACATCAGCTGTTACAGATTATACATCGATACGACGAAAAGATAACAGCAGTTGTATTTATGGGCGGGCTTAGCAATGGCACTCCAGTTGAAGACGCTCTATCAATTATCAAGAGTATTGCAATTAGGTATCCGACGGGGCTGTACACAGACAGCTTGCACGGTATACCTAAAGAAGGTTTAACTTACCTGCGGTGGCTGAAGGTTGGACGCTATGACGATGAACGTGGTGGTTTGCAGACCAACGGCACTAATCAGGTTTTTTACACAAACGTTAATGGTGAGTGGAAAGACGAAACGGAGGCAATGTTTCAATATGTTTAATATTAAAAATGAAAAACCAGAGGTACTCTTATTACTTGGTACGCTTCGTAACTCGGGGTACTCTTTTATCGGCTCGCATAGCAACACGGACAGTTTTTCTTATCCTGTGCATCATTACAGCGGTACATCGTGTTTGTTTTTAACGGGCGATACATTCGCTCCATATAGCGGGCAGTATATCCCAGAAGATATTGCTGAGCAAGTGCTGTTTGAGGCTTATGCAGATGAGGGGAAGCTGGCGCAACTTGAGAAGGGTTTTCTGCAGTTAATCGACCGCATTGAAACAATTACTCCAGTGCAGCTGCTGCGCACTCATGGGGACAAGCTTTATCTGGACGCGAACCTTTATCAGCCCGACGGCACTGTTATTTATGAGAGCATTCAGCTTCCGCGTTTTATGTTTGGGAGCTTGCTTGTGGGAAATCGGCGACAGTTGAAGAAGCATACAAACAGTTTTAAGAGATACTTATGGGGGGAGTTGGATACTGAAGAATGACTAAAAATGAACTTTTTAACGAATTGAGCGAGGCGCAGGTTCAATCAAAGGTTGATTATATTGAGCACTATTTGGAAGCGGACAACAGTGCGGACGGCTCTTTGGTTGATCCTAACTCTAACGTTTCTAACAAGGATATAGGCGTACTGGAGGCGGAGCTTTACAAATACGAAACAATTCAGATTAACAGAAAAATGGTGTCGGATGAGTTACGCAAGAAATACGGGGATAAGATTGCGGAGCAGTACATTACGGACATTAAACAGCGACTGATTTATGTACACGACGAGACGAGCATTAAGCCATACTGTGCGAGTGTTAGTCTTTACCCATATTTATTTGAGGGCACTAAGAACATGGGTGGTGTGTCTAAAGCACCTAAGAACCTCCAGAGCTTTTGCGGCTCGTTTGTAAACCTTGTGTATCAGCTTGCAAGCGGGTTTGCGGGGGCAATTGCAACGGTTGAGTTTTTAATGTATTTTGATTATTTTGCTCGAAAGACCTACGGGGCGGACTACTTAAGCACTCATGAAAAGGAAATTGCTCAAGAGCTGCAGGGTGTTGTGTATGCCCTCAATCAGCCAGCGTCGGCGCGTGGTAATCAGAGTGTATTTTGGAACATCAGTGTGTTTGACCGCTATTATTTTGAGAGCTTGTTTAGTGGTTTTGTATTCCCAGACGGGAGTGCTCCCGACGTTGAATCACTCATGAAACTTCAAGACTTCTTTATGACGTGGCAACGGTTGGAACGAAAGAAGGAGCTGTTGACTTATCCTGTTTTGACCTGCGCGATGCTTACGGACGAGAAAACACAGAAGCCTAAGGATGCCAATTTTGCTACAAAGGTTGCGACGCAGATGAGCTTGGGGCTGTCCTTTTTTATTTATCAATCGGAGAGCGCGGACTCCCTTGCTTCTTGCTGTCGGCTTCGTAACGAGCTTGCGGATAACACCTTCAGCTACACGCTCGGGGCTGGTGGAGTAAGTACGGGAAGTATTCAGGTTATCACTCTTAACATGAACCGTATAGTGCAGTGGAACGTTGACTTAGAACGCCTTGTTAATAGGGTGCATATGTATCTTAGCGCACATCGAGATATTATCAAACGATACATCGAGAACGGCATTTTGCCAGCCTACAGTGCGGGTTATATTCACCTTGAGAAGCAGTTTTTGACTATTGGTATTAACGGAATGCTTGAAGCGTGTGAATATCTGGGGCTTTCGCCAGTTACTAATGCCAAGCAGTACGTAGCGTATGTGCGTAAGACGCTTAAGCTGTTGAATAAACTCAACAAGCACGCATTGCATGTGTACAACTGCCGTTTTAATACTGAGTTTGTACCAGCTGAAAGCTTGGGGGTAAAAAACGCTAATTGGGACAAAGAAGCAGGTTTGGTAGTCCCTCGGGATTGTTACAATTCCTACTTCTACCCTGTGGAAGACCCAGCGTTAGACGTTATTGACCGTTTTAAGTTGCATGGGCGCGACACAACAAAGTACTTAGACGGCGGTTCTGCTTGTCATTTGAACATTGATAACTTGCTAAGCATTCCACAGGCGATGCGTTTGCTGGAGCTGGCTTGTAAGTATGGCGTTAATTACTGGACGTTTAACTGCTTATCCACTATTTGTGACTCATGTGGCTATATCAATCCTAATACCGAGAACCATTGCACTAAATGTGGTGAGCGAGAGAAGATTGATTATGCTACGCGTGTAATTGGGTATTTGAAGCGGGTAAGCTCCTACAGCAAGGAACGCCAAGAAGAAGAACACCGACGTGTGTACAACCGTACAAAGAGAAAACTAAAGAGTAGCGAATAAGTGAGTCGAAAGGGAGGCAGGCGGTATGGTTATGGGTGATTTTGACTATAAGAATTATATGTTCTTCCGCAACTTGCGGGCTGAGATGCGAAAACAATATCTGAACAAACACACCTTTTCAGTTACGCACTCGGTAACGAGCACCGACACAAGTAATGGTATTCACTATATCAACTTGCTCCTATATGGGGGACGCGGTAAAAACAGTTGGAAGAAAGAAGTTATACTCAGTACCTCGCCTGCCCTAGGCTCGTTTTACGAAGTGTTTGACGACGACTTCCCCTTTATTGTCAGTCTTGTACGGAAACTCCCGAAGAATACGCGCGAATATTTGGAACAGATAGGCGAGTTCGCACAGGCTGGGGGCAATTTAATATGGCGTTAGTATTTGACATTGAAACAGACGGTCTGCACCCTACTAAAGTACACTGTATTGTTGTGTACGACACAGAGGCGAAGCTCTTTAAGACTTTCTCTCGGAGCACGGTAAAGGATGGAGCGAGGCTTCTATGCACCCCTAACGCCACATTGGTTGGTCATAATATTATCAACTATGACATACCAGCTCTTGAAAAGGTACTCGGAGTGACCATTCCTAAGGATAACATTGTGGACACGCTCGTTGTGGCTAAAATCCTTTACAGCAACATTCGAGAGCGGGAAAGTGAGCGTTCGTTGCCAGCTCGACTTGTTGGGTCTCATTCACTTGATGCCTATGGATACAGGTTGGGTGTCCTGAAGGGTGATTATGGTAAGGCTGGCGAACAGGTATGGCGCGAATTTAACCAAGAGATGCTGGAATATTGCAAGCAAGACGTGAGGGTAACCTATGCTTTGTACAAAACGCTTCAGCGCAACAAAGACTGGAACGAGGATGCAATTCAGCTTGAAACATACGCCCAGTTGTTAATGACGCAAATGGAGCTGTCTGGTTATCCTTTTGATGTTAACAAGGCAGAGCAACTAAAGGCAGTTATTGACGGGAAGGCTAAACAGCTAACAGAAGCTATTTGTGAGCGCGTACCACCAATACCAGACGCTGACTTCATACCTAAGGTTAATAATGCAAAACGGGGATATGTGAAAGGCGTTCCCGTGAAGCGATTTAAGGAGTTTAATCCTAACAGTCGTGACCAGTTGCGTTATATTATCCTTGAGCATTTTAAGTATACTCCAGCAGACAAGACGCTGTTTGATGCAAAGGGAATGTTAAAGGTGGACGAACCTACATTTCAATACTTAACGAGTGCGAAGGATGTACCAGACGAGTTACGAGAGCTTGCAAAACTTTATGAAGAGTACCTGATGGTTGCTAAGCGACAGGGACAGCTGTCAGACGGGCGACAGGCATGGCTTAAATGCTACAACAAGAACACGGGATGTATACACGGACGTATTAATCCTAACGGAGCTGTTACTGGTCGCGCTACTCATTCACAGCCTAACATTTCTCAAGTACCAGCGGTGGGCGTGCCATACGGAGCTGAGTGCAGGTCATTGTTTACTGTACCAGAAGGCTGGACGCAGGTTGGTATTGACACGAGCGGGTTAGAGCTTAGGTGTTTGAGTCATTTTTTATATCCATTTGATAAAGGAGCATATGCGCATGAAGTATTGAACGGTGACATTCATACTGCTAATCAAAAGGCAGCTGGGCTTGAAACACGAAGCGAAGCAAAGACATTTATTTATGCCTTTTTGTATGGAGCGGGAGATGCTCGTATTGGCGAAATCGTAGGTGGCGACAGTAACGACGGTAAGCGATTAAAGAATAAGTTTCTAAAGAATACGCCAGCGATTAAGAAGTTACGAAAAGTAATCAATGATACGCTTGTGTACCCTAAAAGGGATTTTAACGAACCAACACGCTGGAAACGGCGTTTTTTATTTGCGCTTGACGGGCGAAAGCTCTATGTACGAAGTCCACATTCAGCTCTAAATCTTCTGCTTCAAAGTGCTGGTGCGCTCATTTGTAAAAGCTGGATTGTAGGACTGGATAAGGCATTAAGAGAGCGGGGTTACAAATATGGATGGGACGGCGACTATACGTTCTTGACATGGGTGCATGATGAGGTACAGATTGCAAGCAAAACTATTAGTCCTGATGAGATAAATGCTATTTCTAGCAAAGTATTGGATGACGTACAAAAGGTGTACAGCTTTAGGGTTAAGCTCGATACTGAGATGAAGTGTGGTAAGAATTGGGCAGAGTGTCATTAATTGCGGAGGTGTAAGCTATGTGGGAGATTATTGTAAATTTCTTTGTAATGCTCGGTGGTGCAATTATGTTTGCGGTTGGGTTCGCCTTTTCTCTTTTGATATTGGCGTTTGGTGTCCGTGATGTAGTGGACTCTTTTTTTAATAACGTTGGCGGAAAGAGCAAGCGATGAGCAAGACGGAGTTATATTTTGATGCGGACATGTTAGCGTATCAGGCTTGTGTTGTAAATGAAAACCCCATTGAGTGGACTGATGGGACTTACACAATTCACTGTTACCTCGATGATGTGATAAAGAGCTTTAATACTCGCGTTGATAAGCTTGTTCAGTTGGTTACTAATCATTATAAGATAAAGGGCTATAAGGTCTACATGGCTCTTACGTCTTCCGATTACAACTTTAGACGAACGGTTCTTACGACATACAAAAGTAACAGAGCATTCAAGAAGAGACCAATGTGTTTACAGCCTATGCGAGATTATATTCACGATAACTACTTAACGCTTGAGATACCGCACCTCGAGGCCGATGATGTAATAGGCATATACGCGGGTGACAACAAGAACGCTGTGATGATAAGTGGGGACAAGGACTTCCGCTCTATTCCGCAACGTTTTTATGATTTTAGCCGTGACGAGTTCTTTGAAACGACGGAAGAAGACGCACAAAGATGGCACTTGATGCAAACGTTAATGGGGGACTCCGTGGACGGCTATCGAGGGTGTCCTACTATCGGAAAAGGTCGGGCTGGAGCAATACTTGATGAAAGTCCAACGTGGGAAGCAGTAGTTAAGGCCTATGAGTCGCAGGGACTAACCGCTGACGATGCTTTAGTACAAGCTAGGTGCGCATATATTCTTCGACACAAAAGTGAGTATAACGAGAAAACGGGGGAGATTTACCTATGGAAACCTGCACACGATTAAACACTTACGTAACGACGGGAGAAATTACGGGCGCGGAGCTGGACGTTATACAGGAAGCGTTGTGTAAGGCTGGAAGCAAGGTTGCGTTAGGAGCTATTGTATCGCCTCGGGCAGTTAAATATTCGCTTTTTATGATGAATAGGGATGGCAATTTTCTTCATTGTGTACGTGCTCTTGCTACGGACGAGCTCGTGGGGGCATTTGCATTCTGTATTGGCAATGATTGGTGGACGGAAGAGCTCGTTGTGAGTGAGATTTTTGTTGTGGATATACCGAATGCTTCAATGCGTGGCGGAATTGGGCGCATAGCTGGTGAATACATGGTCGAGGCGGCGCGTATTAATGGAGCGAGGTTTTTACAGGCTGGTTCTTTGTTGAGTTCGTGTCCAGCTATGGTTGATAACCTATATATGAACAAATTAAGTTTTGACACTAAGTTCAGTTGTTACTACAAGATGATTAATGGGGGCGAGCGGGAATGAATGATGTGTTTGTGCCTAATGAGTTACCCGATATTTTGGCTGGTTGTTTTACAATCGATAGCGTGCTTGACAGAAAAGACCTGAATAGCGACCAGAAGCTGGGGTACTTGCAGGGCATACAGGAGATAATAAATTTTATGCGTATGTGTGTTGAAGAAAGGGGGAGCTGACGTGGGGTTCTCGAAGTCTCAAGGGTTTACCAATAAAATACCGTTTTTTAGACCCCTTTGGAGCAGTAGTGGCGGGGTAAAACCAAGAGTACCACAAGCTACGTGGACTGTTAGAAACATGGCTGAAGACACGGATAGAAAGAAGAAACCCATTCAGACTGGTGGGCTCGGCGGTGGCGGTGGTTTGAATGTGTAAAGGAGAATAAGAGTATGGGCTTTGTACGTAATGTTTTTAGAAGTATTGGTAATTTATTTTTTGGCAGACAGCCACGAATACCTGAGATGCCTAAACCAGTAGCATCGGCTCGTGATATTCTGCCGTCTACAACTCCGACAACAGATGTAGTGTTTAACAGAGCAGGCTCAATGAGTGCATTAAAGAAACGACGTGGACGATCCAGTCTTTTAATTGGGCTTGACAAGCGGGGCGGAAATGGCAGTGGCGGTACGGGGCTTAATGTATGAGCAGTACACCTTTAACCATTGAAGAGCTAAAGAAGCAGGGGGCTAAAAAGACTTATGACCGACTGAAGCAAGAGCGACAGGTATATGTTACACGAGCAGTTGATTGTGCGAAGTACACTATTCCGAGTTTGTTCCCTAAAGAGGCGGACGACAAGAACACGAAGTATGAAACTCCGTGGCAATCCGTTGGAGCGCGCGGTGTGAACAACTTGTCGTCGAAGTTGATGCTTGCTCTATTCCCGCCGAACGCTTCGTTCTTTAGACTGGGGGTTGCAGAAGATGTAGCTATGCAATACGATCCCAGACAACAGGCGGAAGTTGAACAGGCTCTTATGCAACTTGAAGATAAGATACGCAGACACATGGAAGCTAACCAGATACGAGTTACTATCAGTGAAGCCTTGAAACAACTTATTGTGACTGGTAATGCGCTTTTGTACCTGCCTCCGCAAGAGAACGGTATAAAACTCTATAAGTTGCATAACTTTGTTGTAGAACGAGACGGTTTAGGTAATGTTATTAGTATCATTACGATTGATAAGATGGCTAAAAGTACGTTGCCCGATGATGTTGCTTCTATGGTCAACTCTAACAAGAAGCCCGAGGATGTTGTCGAGATTTATACACACATTCACAGGAGTGGTGACCAGTACATAAGCTATCAGGAGGTTGAGGGACAGCCCATTAACGGCTCGGACAGTCAGTACCCGACCACAAAGAGTCCCTACATTCCTATCCGAATGACTAAAGTGGACGGCGAAAGCTACGGACGCTCTTTTGTTGAAGAATATTTAGGCGATTTACGGTCGCTTGAGAGCCTGAGTAAAGCGATAACCCTACTGGCAATGATTAGTGCGAATATCATTATTCTTGTTAATCCTAACGGAGTTACGAGAGCTAAACGGTTAAACGATGCTAAGGCGGGGGATTTTGTTGTCGGGAGGCGCGAGGATGTACAGCCGTTGGTGTTGGACAAATATGCGGATATGCAGGTTGCGCGCGCTCAGGCCGACACTCTGGAATCTCGCCTGTCCTATGCGTTCTTATTGTCAAGTGTTGTACAACGGGACGCTGAGCGTGTGACAGCCGAAGAAATACGCACGGTTGCAAGTGAGCTGGAGGACACTTTAGGCGGAGTGTACTCTATTTTGTCGCAAGAGCTACAGCTCCCACTCGTTAGACGATTGTTCGCACAGCTGATGAGTACAGGAGAAATACCGCAGCTTCCCGAGGGGACGGTAGAGCCTACTATCACAACTGGCTTAGAAGCGTTGGGACGTGGACACGACTTGAACAGGTTAAATACATTTTTATCGTGTGTTGGACAGATACCTGATGCGCTCCAGTACGTCAACATGCAGAGCATGCTTATTATGATAGCGACATCTTTAGGTATTAACACGGACGGCTTAATTAAAACGCAAGAAGAAATTGAAGCCGAAGTACAACAACAGCAGGATTTAATGGCACAGGAGTATGCGACGAAAGGAGTGGTTGACAATGCAGCAGCAGTCGGATAATACAGCGGAAGTAGACGTTACGGGACACCCCGCTAATACACAAATTGAAATGGATGGGGAGAGCACTTTATCCACACAAGTTCCACAGCAAGAAGAACCGCAACAACAGGAAGAACAGCAGGGACAGCAGTCATCCGAGAACCTTGTAGAGCAGCGTAAAGCGGTCGAAGAGGACTTGAAAAATGACCTTGCATCTCGTGGGGTTGACTTTGATAAAGTAAGTGAGGAGTTCTCTAATACAGGTACTTTGTCAGAAGCAACACTGGCGGAGCTGGATAAAGCGGGATACCCTAAGAGTGTTGTGGATAACTATATTAAAGGTATGTACGCGGACGCAGAACGGTTTGCTAACGCTATTCTTTCATCCGCTGGAGGTGAAGAAAATTTTGAACGCATCAAATCATATGTATTAAGTACCTATGACGAAGCTCAAATTGAGAGCTTAAACAGAACAATTATGAGCGGGGATATCAATCAAATCAGCTTTGTTATTCGAGGGTTGCAAGCAGAGATGAACCAGACCAACGGGAGCTTCGGTAGGGCTGTTATTGGTGGCTCTGGGGCTAACAGTCAGGAGTCGGACGGCTTTCAATCAAAGCAAGAAATGACGGAAGCGATGAGCGACCCTCGTTATGGACGTGACCGTGCTTATACTCTCAGTGTAGAGCGTAAAGTACGTAACGCGTCCTTTTTCTAATGACTATTGAAAGGTAGGGTAAAAACGAATGGCAGATATTACTATTGCTAAACAGGGGCAAATTCAAAACGCTGGGGATGAGCTTGCTCTCTATTTGAAGGTCTTTGCGGGCGAGGTTATCACCGCTTTCGAACGCTCCAGTAAGTGTATTGAGAACCATATTGTCCGTACTATCGAACACGGTAAATCGGCGCAGTTCCCTGTGTTTGGACGGGCGCAAGCTCATTATCTGAAGGTAGGGAAGTCTCTCGACGACCTGCGACAGAACATTCCGCACAACGAACGCATCATTGAGATTGACGGCTTGCTTACTTCCGACGCGCTTATTAGCGACCTGTATGAAGCGATGAGCCATTATGATGTACGCCAAGAGTACGCTAAGCAAATGGGCGAGTCTCTGGCTATCTCGGCAGACGGGGCTATTATTGCTGAAATTGCAAAACTCGTTGAAGCTGACAAAGAAAACATCACAGGACTCGGTAAGGGCGTTAAACTTGAGAAAACGGTCAAGAAGAAAGAAATCTCGCAAGACTACGGCTTGACTATCGTGCAAATGCTCCTTGAGCTTAAAGCTAAGATGAGCGAGCAGTATGTACCTCAGGAAGACCGTTTTGTGTATATGACACCGATGGGCACAGCTGCCCTGATTAACTCCTACGTAGCGATTAACCGAGATTTTGGGGCGGTGGCGACGCTTGTAGACGGAGTGATTAACAAGGTGGCTGGCTTTAACATTATTGAAGTACCGCACTTGACTGTTGGGGGTGCTAACAAAGAAGGTTCTCTTAATGCAACTGGACATGACTTCCCGACTGCATATAAGAATGACGTTGTGTTTGTTGGTGGTCACCGTTCTTGTGTAGGCACTGTTAAGTTGAAAGACCTTGCGCTTGAACAGGCGCGTCGTGCGGAGTATCAGGCTGACCAGATTATTGCTAAGTACGCAATGGGACACGGCGGTTTGCGTCCCGAAGCAGCAGCAGTAGGACTCATCAAAGTTGGCTGACATTTGACGTACAGGGCTTCGCGCCCTTCTGATATTAGAGACTTAGCCGTAAAGTATAAGGGGAGAGCGGCTCTAAATAATTCTCCCCATTTATCTAATAAAACTACTTATGAAAGGAAGTTACACAACATGTTTACTATAACGCCTTTAACGGAGCTTGAAGCGGTTAACGAGATTATTTCTTCTGTTGGCGAAGCTCCAGTCAGTACACTAGAGAACGCAACGTCAGTTGATGTGGTAAATGCTGTGCGTATGCTTCGGGTTGTTAATAGGGACATTCAGTCTATGGGGTGGACTTTTAACAGAGCAGATAACGTAACACTCGTGCCAGATAGATACGAAAAGCAAATTCCGTGGGACGATACTATTTTATATATTCAGACTTATGACGGAAGCGTCTTACGTAATCGTGGTGGGGTTGTTTTTAACGTGACTGACAATACGGATGTGTTTGATGAGCCGATTACAGTTAAGGTGCGTTATTTAGTGCCGTTTGAAGAGCTCCCCGAGCCGTTCCGAAACTACATTACAGCACGAACAGCCCGCATCTTTCAACAGCGGTATTTGACAGACGACTCGCTTGAGCAGGGGCTTGCGCAAGCTGAAGCGGGGGCGTGGGCTTTAGTAATGGAGTACGAACACGATATGGAGAGAAACAATCTTACGATGAACCAAGCAATTATGACGTTAATGCAAAGATAAGGAGGGGCTTTAGTGGCTAATATTACACAGCATTTCAAGAACCTGATACAAGGTGTTTCTCAACAGCCACCACTAATCCGCTACCCAGAACAGCTGGATGAACAGGTAAACGGTTTGAGTACAGTGGCATCAGGACTCCAGAAACGCCCTCCGACTTTACATTTGGCAACAGAAAGCTCTTATATAGCTACCGACAGTCTTGTACACGTAATCAATCGTGATGAGAGCGAGCAGTATGTAGCGGTGTTTACTCCAAGCGGTGTGCATGTTTGGGACGTTAACGGGGTGAAAAAGGAAGTAGTGTATGAGAGCGACAGGGCACGGTCATATACTTGCCCATCGAGTCCTCGTACCAATCTTAAGCTGATTACAGTCGCTGACCATACGTTTATTGTTAATCGAACGAAAGTTGCGAGAATGAATGAATATAGTGGAAGCGGGTCTTCTAATCAGGGTGTGCTTGTTTATCTTCGCTCAGGTCAGTATGGGCGAACCTACAGCCTGCAGATTGGGAAACAAGTCTTCACGCATACAACTCCTATTGGGGATAAACCCGAGGATACTAAGGCTATCGGGCTGGACGTTATTCGAGACGGACTCTTAGATGCTTTACGTCAGAATAATATAGGTATTCGTGGATATGGCGAAGCGTGGATCTGTATTAACACGTCGGAGGACGTAAAAGCCGAGGACGGGTTTAACAACAAGGCTATGCAAGTAATAAAAGACACCGTAACAATGGTAAGCGACCTTCCTGCGTCAGCCCCAGATGGCTACACGGTGAAAGTTATGGGGGAAGCAGGACGTACTGAGGACGACTTTTATGTAAAGTACAGTACCAGCGACAGCGCGTGGGTAGAAACGGTTAAACCGTCGCCTCTCTTAAAGACTTCTATTGACGGAGATACAATGCCGCATGTAATGATTAGACGGGCGGACGGAAGCTTCTACATTCAAGCGGTTAAATGGGCTAGACGGGAAGTTGGGGACGAGGACTCTAACCCAGAACCGAGCTTCATAGGCAAACGAGTTGCAGACCTTTTCTTTTATCGGAACAGACTCGGTTTAATTGCGGGAGAGAATGTGTGTCTTTCAAGAAGTGGAGACTACTTCAACTTTTGGGTGGCGAGCGCAACGGAGCTTCAAGACACCGACCCAATTGATTTAGGAGTGAGTCACAACAAAGTATCCATTCTTTATAGTGCCGTTCCATTTAATGAGGACTTGTATTTGTTTAGTCAGCACACACAATTTGTGTTAAGCGCGGACGGTATACTGTCACCTAAAAACGCCAGATTGTCGCAGGTTACGGAATTTAGCAACGATAAAGATGTTACCCCTGTGGGGGCTGGTAGAAACCTCTATTTTGTTGTACCTCGGTCAAATTACACGTCGGTGCGGGAGTATTTTGCGGTAAGAGACGCGCTGGGGTTAAAGGACGCTATTGATATAACGTCACATGTTCCCAACTTAATACCTAACGGCGTTTATTCTATTATCAGCTCCAGTACAGAGAACATGCTTATTGCTTTAACGAGTGGGCAGGACAAGAAGATGTATGTTTACAAGTACCTGTATGGGGAAAACCAGCGTGTACAATCGAGTTGGAGTGAATGGCAGTTCGACGGTGCTATTGTAGGAGCTGATTTTATAGGCTCATCTTTATATATTGTGCTGAAGCGTGGGGGCGCAACTTGTATTGAGAAACTCTCTCTGGCAACACATACAAAGGATTTCATGCTTGAGCCATATCGGGTGCATTTAGACCATAAAGCCCCAGTAACTCTCGGAGACGAAAGTACATTCGATGTGGCTGGTGCTGTTTACAAAGACTCTTCTATGCGGGGCAAGCTAACGGTAGTGTTAAGCGACGGGCGTATTCTCGAAACAGATAACTGGGGGATGCTCCGTGATATACCTCTGGACGCTCGACGGAGTAAGGCGTTTGTAGGAGTTCCCTATGAATTTAAGGCCAAACTCTCGACCTTTTACTTAAAGAAGCAGGACGAAAGCGGAACGGTTACTATACCAGACTACAGGTTAATGATTAGGTATGTATGGTTTAATTATTATTTGACTGGATATTTTGCTGTTACTGTATCGGCAAAAGGTAAACAAGATTATACCTATACAATGGGCGGGCGTATTTTAGGTATGGAAACAAATGTACTGAATAAGATACCTATTGAAACAGGAAAACTGCGCGTGCCCGTACAAGGGCGAAACACTGAAACAAGCGTCACAATACACAACTCTTCTCCGCTTCCCGTTTCTATTGTAGGTGGTGGTTGGGATGGTAACCTCACATATAGGTTTAGAAGGGTTTAGGAAAGGAGAATGTGTTAATGGGATATGTTGCACTGGCGGCTCAGGTTGCTGGTCAAATAATGAAATTTAGGCAACAAGAGAAAGACGTTGTGGCACAGGCAAAAGCTATACGCCAGCAAGCCGAGAATGCACTTTATCAAATGAACCATGAATTTATGCACATGGAGCTTGAGAGAAAAGACAACTTCGAGCAGGCAACTAATGAGCTATTCAGGGTTGACGTTAACGCACTCGGCTTAAACTCCGCTGTTAGGGCTTCAGTTAGTGAAGAGTATGGTGACGGCGGTAATACAGCTAATCTAATCAACAGGTCAGCCGAAGCGGACACACTGCGCACTAAGAGTGGCATACGAGATAACCTTCAGCGTAAATCTGAAGAAATCGACCTGAACAAGGAAGTGCAGTGGCTAAGCACAAAGAGATACATAAGCTCACTTAAAATGCCGAAGCTACCGTCAAGAACAGCTGCTTTACTCGGCATAGCGGGAACTGTTGTAAGTGGAGTATCTCACATTAGGTCACAGGGGGCAATTGCAAAGGCTAACGGAATGACCTACAACAGATGGACGGGGCGCATGAGTACAAACAATAACCTGCTAAGTAGTCGAGGTGGAAGTTACGGTTATAACTATGGAAACACGCTCTATAAGCCTACTGGTGCTTACGGGGGGTACGGTCAATTTCAAGGAGGTGGTGGTGGCTTCTTTAGTAGTCCCACATATGTTGGCGGGGATGGTTATAATGTAGGCGATTTCTTTAGTGGTTTAAGTAATATATTTGAGATGAAGAACCAGACACCGAGCTTAGGTTCGCCGTTTGGTGATTATCAGATTAGGAGTAGATATGGCTTCCAATACTAGTAATGCGATAGGAACACAGAGACAGTTTACTCCCAGAGCACCCGAAACGTACGTTAAAAGGCTTCAATCGGTAGACGTACCACGCGAGGTAATGTATGAACGCGATAACAGAGGGGAACAGCTCTACAATGCTCTTATGAATTTAGGGGAGAAACTGTATGCGGAAGATATCCTTCAAGAACAACGACAGCAAGCAATAGCGGATAAAATAGCTCCGTTGTGGTATGGAAACTTCACAAAAGAAGCTAGAAAAGAGCTGACGGCTGCTCAAATGGTGGCTCTCGCTGACCCTGAGTATGGCTTACAGGATAACCCATTTGCTCTTGCGGTGCTTGACCGTATGCGAGGGGAAGAATACGCCAACGATGCTTATGAAGAGTTCGAAGAGTTGCGCAAGACAAGACCACACCCAGCTAATATTGGGGACGCTGTTGGTAACTTTGATGCGTTCTGGCGCGATAAGTTTGAGAACAACGAGTGGAACATATCAAACGGTGTAGCGTTTAGGGATGGCTGGAATCTTCAGACCGTGTCCAACACAAACAAAGTGGCTAAAAACTGGCGGACTGACGAGGAAGAACGGCTAAAGCTCGACAACTTAACGTCAAGCCTGAACGCTATTAAAGATACTCTCGGCGGAGATGAGCGATATACAGGCGAAATTCTGGAGTCTAAACTTACTGACATTGTACAAAAGCAAATGATGAAAGAACCGCAAAACCCAAAGGAGCGCGTTGAGTATTGGGGCACTACCGTTGAAGAAATGGTTAAGTGGGCTGGTACAGATGCGCTCGATTTTGTTCGTGACATACAGCTGGCTGACGGCAAAACAGTGGGAGAGCTTATTGACGTTGGAAGCCTTTATGCGAGAGCCTTGCAGTCTGACGTTACTCACAACGCGGACTGGATTATGGAAATGGAGTCTAAACTCAACTCTTGTAACACAGTTGAAGAGCTGAAGGGACTCAGGGAGACCGCAAGTAGTGACCGAGAGATTGATTACATTAACAGCAGGTTTGCGCAAAGAAGCGGGGAGATACAGCGACGTATTGAGCGTGAGCAGGAATACAAAAGGCGGCTCTCCATGGAACAAGCAAAACAGGCTGACCAGCGAGCAAATGTATTTGGGGTTACTGGCTATACGCTAGACCAGTTAACGCAGGACATTGGAGCGGGCAAGGAGAGAATGCCGAACGGCAAGAACATTCCAACAACAAAGACAGAGTTCGAGAAAGCTGGTTTTACTCAAGAAGAAGTTATGCAAGCGGTTACAAACGGCTATATGCGACTTATGGCAGATAATAAAGTGCCGCAAGCAAACGACCTGCTTCTGCGTTGTATGAGTAATCCTTTTATTGGCAGTGTGTACTCTAAGTACATTGAGAACCAGTGGCGAACGGCTCTTGTTAATGCTAAAAACGGTGGAGATACATCGATTGCACAGATGCTTGACGGCATGTACAATAATTCACCGTCTTTGGTTCAAGGGATAACTACCGATGAAACGCGTGGTGCTTTTCTTGCTTATCGTGCAGTTCGTGATAGTTTGTATAGCTCAGACCCTGACCCATCTGGAAGCGCACTTCGGGCATTATCTGAAGTAAACGCGCTGAAAGTTGCAAATCCTACAGAATATTCAACGGCTTTATCCGAAAGAATGAGTGGATATAAAGTAGGCGACACTAACGTGATATTTGCGGACGGCTCGGAGCTTTCATATAAAGAGTTGGGTGTGGATATTCAGGGCACTATTAATAGAGTTGCTGAGATGCTCATGATGAACCAGTCCTATGCTATGGATGCTCCAACGGCTTATAGGGTAGCAGGAGAGCGGTGCGCTGGTAGCTATTTGAATTTTCACGGTCACCCTGTTGATTTAGGGCGTGTTGGTACTGTACAGGGAGTGAGTACTAGTCGAAGTGTTGGGTACATTAAACAAGCTCTCGAGGAATATGGGCGACGTGTTGGTGTTCAAGATTTCAATCTTATTAGTGGTGTAGAGCTCATGAACGGTCGGAACGGTACGTTCTCTTTCAGGGGCGTAGACACGGCTGGTAACATTTATATTTATGAACCAATCAATGTAAGAGATGTTATGAGCAGAGCGGACGCGCTGGCAAGCGAGGAGAGCGCACGGTGGGAACAAGAACAGACCAGAGCGCGGAATGAACATCTCGAAAGCATAAAAGATCGTAAACCCGAGAAAATACCAACAAAAATGGAGGATTTTGAAATTCTGGACTAACAAAAACGGCTATTTAAGGCAATAAAATAAAATTTAGGTACAATTGGTATCTGTGGCGAGTGTCTTGCATATTTAACTTGTTTTTAGCCAATTTAAGCTGTTTTACACATTTTGGAAGGGAGATTGAGTAAGTGAGCTACTATTTGAGCGATTACGCAGATACTATTCATCAGTTAGCATCTCAATATGGGGTAAACCCGAAGCTCGCCTACGCCTTGTTTACTCATGAGAGTGGCGGTGTAATGGACGCGGTAAGCTCAGCTGGTGCGGTTGGGTTCTCGCAGTTGATGCCCGATACTGCGTATGAACTGGGTGTTGACATTTACGACCCTGAGGATAACATCCGTGGTGGCATCATGTATCTTAGTCAGTGTATGGAATGGGCAAACGGTAACACAGACCTTGCACTCGCTTATTACAACACTGGAAAAGGGCAGGTAGATGAGTTTATAGCTAACGGTAAAGGCGTATATGCGCTGGACGAAACACGGCAGCACAATGCGGGCACGTTCGATGCCTTCTTACGGTTGGGAGGTGACCCTAACACAGAGTGGAATGCGGATGGGGCTGTTCCTGTACAAATGGGGGGTAACAGCACTCTCGGCGATTACTTTAGAAACTCGGGCGCACCTACAAATAACCTGCATACTCTCGCATATCAAATGAAAGCCGAGGACGAGGCGGCAGAACGCACTAGACTCGCTAACGAGGGGTTTGGAGAAAAGCTCTCGGACTCCTTCCTGAATATGTGGCTTAATAATGGCTCGATTGCGCTGGCTCGCTTGTCTTTCTTCCATAAAGAGCGCACAGGTTTACTGGACGGAGAGTGGCGACCAACTGCGGGCGATGTGGATGCCGTCATGCAAGCTCTCCCAGATGCCTATGAAGCACAGTCCTTCGTATTGAGAGAAGCCCGTACCCAGCAAGAGCTAAACGAGTTAATACAAATGAAGCAAGAAGACTTAGCTCGAGAGCACAGGGTGGATGCACGGGATTATGGGCTACATTCCGTGGGCGGACTTGCGGGGGTTGTACTTGACCCGTTGAATTTTGTGGGTTTTGGCGAAGCGACTATGCTGGCTAAAGGTATGGGACTGCTAAAGAAAGCGTCTATCATGGGCGCACAGGGCGTACTCGCAAACACGCTCGACCAAGAGCTGGCTGGACAGTACGGTGGGTATCGTACCAACATGCCACTCGCGGGAGCCTTGGGTTTTGTAGGTGGTGCTGGAGTATCGGTGCTTGCGTCAATGTTTAAGCGCGGTGTTCTTAAGCATTCTCCTACAGTGGATAAGCTAAAAGAAAGTTTTGAAGCGGACGTAAAGGCTCGGGTTAAATGGGACACTCCGTATGTAGAAAAGCATCACGATGTAGACAAGAGCTTACTTGAGCTTAAAGTGCAACGGGGGCTTAAGCGTGAAACAATAAGTGGTTATTCTGGTAATGGACTGTTAGATGCAACTGTACGACGCGGACTACAGCGTGGGCGCAGATTTACAGGTGACGCTTCACTTCAAGTGCCTGAGCCAGACCTAAGCACTCCATTTGTTAAAGGTGTACCTAACGAACAGGTTGAGCTTGCAAATACAGTTGCTATGCCTAAGAACAAGCATTTTAGCTATGACCCGATAACAAGAGAAATTCGAGTTAAATCTAACGAAGCTACTTATTCTGATTTACGTAATTATATTGAGAACGGCAAGTTCGAAGAAGTGTTCAACAAGTATTCTAAGAGCGGGCGTTTAGGACGGAGCGGTATTAGCTTGAACCTTTTATCCGAGCTTCACCCTAACTCTAAACAGTTCTCTGATTTTGCTAATTACTTTAGAAATGTTACGGGCAAAAACAACTACTCGAACCACTTAATACGGAATATTATGCGAAGCTCTCTCCAGTTTAAGGAGCAGACTTCTATCATGAACAGACATCTGAATAGTAAACTTAGCGACCCTAACAGCATTGAAAGCCTAATTGGTGCACAAATTGTCAGTCCTAAGGTTGCGTTCGGGGATGACACGGCACAGTTACATAGTGGTATTGTGGACAAGGTGGAACGGTGGTTGCGCAAGAGTAGGTTTACTGGCGACCTTTATGGGCGTATGCTGTACTCTGATAATTCCGTGTGTAGAAGCATCACTAAGCTGTTGAAAGACCCCGCTCAGAATACAGAAGTATTTGAAATTCCTGTTGAAGACCTAATTATGCAATCTAAGCGTGTGTACGATAGGTATTTGGTTCAAATGCAAGACGCATACGGAAGCTTCGTCAACAGGGCTGGACACAATGCTCCGCTGGCTGGAAGTCGTATGCGTGAAGAGTTTGGGCGCAGAGTACAACAATTTCTTGAGCATCCTAACAACGGCGAGGTTGACCCAGACGTACTAAGGGCTGCAAGTGCTTACAAGGCTCTGCGTAAGACTCAGTTAGACGATTTAGTGGATAATGGTGTTGTGGATGCCTCTCATATTGCTAATGCGGGGGGTGCGCATAGGCGGGTAAGCAAGCTAAAGCGCGGTGACTTCTTGACTAAGTTTGCGTCCGAAGAAGAAGCACGAAAGTTTCTCTATAAATATGGCAAAGCGGCTATGAACGCCAAGCACAAAGGCATAATGCTGGAACGCTATATTAGGGAGGCTGACGTTGAAAACAGCGCAGACCTAACTATTCGGGATAAATCGTTCAACGAATGGCTAGACGAGAAGATTAGGGACTGGGCTTACGGGATTATCGACCAAGGCGAAAGCGAACCTATGTTCAAGACAGGAGGTAAGCTTGTTGAGACCCCGAGCTTCTTTAAGGCTAAGTTACCTATGGATACAGACTTTACTGTCAAGATGAACGGGGAGGATTGGTCGTTTGATAGTGGACTTAGAGATACCGATGTTTTAAGCGTAGTGGATAATGTCAACACAAGGACTTCTTCTATCGTGGGTTTTGCTCGTTCGGGAGTCACTAACCCGCAGGATCATTTGTCGGATATTATGGAGCGGGCTAAACTTGAGAGCGACGCAATTGTCCGTCGTAACCCAGAGAAAAAAGCTGAAGCAGAAGAAGATTTACGTCAGTTGGGCGAGGTGTTGAGCAGGCTCGGGGGAGCGTACCATAACGACTTTAGTAATGCTGAAAGCTTTACACTGGCTGACCGTTTAACCAGCTTATTGACGGACTTGTCTTACTTTAGAAACGGCATCAACATGGGCATATCCGCTTTAACGGAGCATTTAGGACTGATTGGGAACACTAATATGTATCGAGTACTTACCCGCTTAGTTCCACCGCTTGATGATTATGTAGGAAGCTTGCGGAAAGCTCCAGCTATGGCGGATGCACAAATCAAAGATTTTGTCAATACTAAAATGAACCTTGATTTAATGACGTGTATGACGTATGACCCTAAAATGCAAGCAAAACGAACGGGTGTCGGACTGAGCGGGCTGAGTGAACAAATGCTTAGAACTGCGGAGGATATGAGCTTCGCACTAAGCAAGTTAACGCAAAGAGTAAGTGGCATTGCTGCTGTTACCCGTACCTCTATTCAAACGTCCTATATCTCAACTTTAGGAGACCTCGCAAGCTGGGCGAACGGTACTTATTCAAGTTTTCTGCGGCATAACCTATTTAGCGAGCGACGCTTGAAGTTATGCGGAATACACAACGTAGACGATTTTAAGGGCTTCGTTAAGCGCATGTATCAGGGACTTGACCCTAACGATGAGCAGGCTTTAACTAAACGACTGGCAGATCTTGAGAAGAGCGAACCCGCTAATTATGCCAGATTGCTGAAGTTATTAGATGAAGAAAGCCGTCGGAATATTCTTCAGCCGTCCATAGGCGCAACTAACGTTTTTTGGAAGGGTTCGCCTACACGACGTATCCTGTACCAGTTCAAGGATTTTAGCCGCTTGTCTTTATCGGGACATTTGTTCCGCATGTATCATTCAGGTGAACGCGAAGATATTATGCGCTTTTTAGCGACTGGTAGCAGTGGATTAGCTGTGTATGCATTGCGTATGCACTGTGTGGCGTATATGTATTATCCGAACGATACAAAGAAGCGAGAAGAGTTCCTCGATAGGTCTCTCTCAGAAGAAAACTGTGGAAAGATGTTTATTACACGTTCTTCTGTATTCGCATCTTTGGGGCTTGCGGACGATATTATTACTCCTATTACAGGTGGTATGACTGGCCGCACGTCTAGTCAGCAAAGCTACTTGTCGGGGATGCGCAATGGTGTTGGTGGGGTAATTGGGGATGCAATCAATCAGGCCCCAGCTGTAGACACTTTAGCTAATACCGTTGGGGCGGTTGGAGGCAGCATTCAAGACTTAATCGAATATGAACAGCTAAGCAATGAAAGCTACCAGAAACTTATCAACATGTTACCAGTGCATCGTTATGTTCCTATTATGGCGTTCTTAGCACAGATAAATGACTTGAATTATGCGGCACGGGACAATACTCCATTTAAGAAACGCAAGCAAATGCAGAAAAAACGTGACCTCGCAGAAATGCTTACCATGGGAGAATGAAAATGTAAGGGGAGTGGGTGTAATGCTCACTCTTTCTTTTTATGAAGGGAGAACATAAATATTGAAGAAGTATAAATCCCTAGTGTACCTAACAACAAACGCTTCAAACACTACCTACACGTTCAACTTTGATTTTATTAATCATGAGTATGTGAGAGTAAGACTGGATGATAAGGATTTAGCCTACAACGTGGATTATACGGTAAATGACTATAAGCAAGTTGTGCTTAAGAAAAACCCGCCGAGTGATAAGGTTTTGTATATCCATAGGGAAACGCCAACGGACAGAATGCTTACATGGCAGGACGCTTCTGTGCTTCGGGCTAAAGACCTAAACCTTGTAAACCTGCAACTCTTACATATTACAGAAGAAGCGCACGACAAGTTAATAGACGAAGGACTCGCTCGGAATAAGGAGACCCGTAACTGGAATGCTAAGGATAGTCGCATCAGTAATGTAGCTGACCCTGTAGACCCACAAGATGTGGTAACTAAAAACTACTTTGAAAGTAACAAAACTGGCTATATTCAAGAAATGAACGCTATCAAATCAGCTACTCAAGCACTTAGGAATGAAACAGAACAATTAACAGACAGCGCGGGACAGCATGAAAACAACACGCGCGCGATGAAACAAGAAGTTGAAACGCTCAAGAATAACGCAAGCGCATACGCAAATAATAGTCAACAGTACTCTTTAGACTCCTTGAAGTACCGTAATGAAACTAAAGGGTATCGGGACGAAGCAGAGTTAATGCTTAAAAACTCGACCGCTATTAATGAAAACTCTAGACAGTTGCAGGAGGCGTATGGCACGTCGCTGGTTGCTCTAGAGAAGATTAAAGATGAAGTTGAGATTAAACGTAAGGATGTAAGTGCTAAAACATCTACCGTGCAAGACCTGTATGCTGGTGTTATTAGCCTAAACAACGAAGTAACACAAAGTAAAAAGGATGTACTCAACAAATGGAACGAAGTACTGGCGGTGCAAACGAATGTTGAGTCAATGAAAAACGACATCAACGACACTAAAGGCAACCTCGAGCGGACGCTATCCGATAAAACGAAGGAAATTACAAATTATGTGAATAATGCGAGCAATAGTGCTTCACAATCTGAAGCCGCGCGTAATGAGGCAAACATTATCAAAGATGAAATGTTGAAGATGAAAAGTGACTTCAGCATTAGTTTAGGTTCGTATCGTTCGGAATTTTCATCAATACACGGTAGCGTTGTTAATCATTATGAAAAAACAAAAAAGGCTGGGGATAAAGCTGTAGAGCAGGCGTCTGCATCGGCAAAGGCGGCGAAAGAAAGTGAAGCCAAGGCACAAGAGTACATGAAGCTGGCTAAAGGGTACAGCGGCGTTGACTTGTCCGACTACATGACGAAAGCGGAAGCGGAAGAAAAACACGCCGAAATTCTGAAGAAAGCTGGTGATGTGGATAAAGCGTCGCGTGAAGAAGTGATTGCACTGTTTGACGGAGTAATTATCGGCGGTGGCGAAAACCCAAGTGGCGAGCCGACAGTACCGAAAGGAAAAACAGCAACAAACGGTGATATTGAAAACTTGTTTGCCGCCAATAGTACGAGAGGAGAATAACAAATGAAACTGATTACATTAAGCAACTTGCAGAAGTTTTTAGTGGAATTGCGGGCGGAAATGAAACGCCTGTTTGTCGAGAAAGAATCGGGTAAAGTACTATCCGACAACAACTACACAACGGCAGAGAAAAATAAACTCGCCGGGCTTAACAATTACTCCTTGCCGACGGCGAGTGCGGATACATTGGGCGGCGTTAAAATCGGCAACGGGGTAAATATCAGCGGGGGTGTTATTTCAGTAAGTGCACCTGATTTAAGCCCGTATGCAAAAACTGCAGACGTGACGAAAGATTATGCTAAAAAGACGGATTTAAGCCCGTACGCCAAAAGCAGCGACATTGCCGCCACATACGCAAGGAAAACGGACGCGGTTTCCGAATCGGTGGT